CTGTGGACTCGTGAATCCTATGTGGGTTTAATCATCATGTTGGTATTACATGTGACTTCACAAAGTGATGAGTGGCCTTCGCCGACCACTTCAGACTAGAAGGCGATATCCTAGTGTGAACAGGGAGAAATAAAGTGTGAGCCGTTCAGTTAGGACGTAACCTACCGCAGTGAAGGAAATTGCTAGCGTTAAGCAACCCATCGTGAGCCTGCGAGATGTAAAGACAAAGGGGAACCACGGCCGCCCGTCTAGCGAACGGGTCTCGTAGATTTGACTTTAGTCAGAAAGGGGAAATGACGATCTTGGAACAATACCAAATGGATCTACAGCTATTTCGTAGGAATAGGTACAGATCGAGGAGACTCAAGCCGTACTTTAGCAAATATAGCCAGGATGACGATTCTGTGTTAATTGATCCCTACGTTAGAGATGTGCTTTTAGCTCAAGGACTATCTGCCGAGGAAGCACCCCGCTCCGTCTATAAGGTAGAAAAGTTGTATGAAGCACTCTCACACTATGCGCCCGGTAAAATCCCGAAACCCAAGCCTGGTGACGAGTTCACATCGGGAGTCGCTCTAGCGTATAAGTGTTTTGCGCGTAAAGAAGGTAGGCCGTTGCTACATGTCATGCCGATGACACCACAAACTATCGTGGCAGTGACGTCAAACCCGTCGGGCTCGCCTGGTGTAACGAACTTTGGTTGCACGAAAGCTGAGTCACAAACACGTGCTTTAGAGCGTGGCATTCAAACAATTCTGGGTGAGAAAGTGCCGGAGCCATGCTTGGCATTTAAGCGCACTCAGTTCAACGATAAGACTAGACTTGTTTGGGGATATCCCTATTCAATGACGGTCGTCGAAGGACTAGTCGCTAAACCTCTGATTGAGTTGTTTAAGGGTATCTGCACTCCGATGGCTTTTGCTATGCCAGTTGGAGCACTCGGGGCAAAGCTGAGAACTGCTAGTTATCATAGAGAGTGGGCTTACTCGCTCGACATGTCACAGTTTGACGCAACTATTAGTGCAGAGTTAATCCATATTGCTTTCAAAGTTCTTCGAACTTGGTTCGATGGAAGTGAAGTGGAACCGGTCACAGGTAAGACCGTTGATGAGATTTTTAAGCTCATTGAGAAGTACTTTGTGTACACACCTATCATCATGCCAGATGGTAACGTCTATTACGGTAAAGACCATGGTGTGCCTAGCGGATCATACTTTACCCAGTTGGTCGACTCAATCGTTAATGTCATAATCGGTGGGACGATCAGCGCAAAATTTAGCTTAAATGTGTCAAGACATGAACTTTTCGTTTTAGGGGACGACCTATTGATGTGGTCTAACCGAAAGATGGATTTAGATGTCATTGCTAAGTATGCAAATGAGCAATTTGGCGTTAAGCTCCACGGCTCGGAGAAATCAAAGATTTACCATTTCGATGAGACTATCCACTATCTTGGTCGTGATTGGAAAGATGGCCTACCAGATCTGCCCGAGGAAGAAATTCTGAAGCGCATGGTGTATCCTGAGTCATTCAGGAAGTACGCTAAAGACCCGATTGACCGTGAGCGACAGGTGCACTTAATGCTCCTAGCTTACGCGGGAACCTATCGCAGTGCATGGAGGATCGCTTATAATGCCATCGACTCAAGCGGGAGGAATATACATCGTGGCTGTGGTAACACAGATGTTAATACCTATATCCGAGAGGGTCGTCAGGTGACACTCACTCCCGAACACATGAGTGGCCTCATGAGGTTCATGTTTAGGGAGAAGATGTTTGGTGGCTCTGGC